CACAAATTCTCCGTAGGCTTTACGCATCCAGCCAACCATTACATCCCCGCCGCCATCATCAAGCCAACGTTTAAAAGATTTCGCGTCCATGGCCTGGATGGTAGGACTAAATACAAATGGCGGCCGCTCTTGTTTTGCCGCCTCTGTTTTTTCATACTCCCGGCTATTGATCGCCGGGGTATTCAGATACCTGCCGGACGATATCTCCGGACCGGTCACAAGCCCCCCGGAAGCAAACGCGGGCATTTGGCCCATGTTGAGCATATCAAAAAAGCCGCTTCCGATTTTCCGGACCGCCGAGGCCTGCATGACATATTCCCCATCAGAGAGGCGCGCCCAGATACTGTCTGATTTCGCTGTTCCCGGCCCTTTGATTTGACCACCGGAAGCAAAACCAGGAATTGCAGCAAGACCCATGCTCAGTCCATATGTAGCAGCAATACCAGCCATAGCAGCCGCCGCATTTGATCCGTAAGTCGCAAGAGATACCATGGCCGCCGCAGGTGCCCACGCCGCTGCGGTTGTCGCAGCAGTGGCCGCTGACACTCCCGCCGCAGTAGCTTGCATGCTCTTGCCGAATACCGCCATCATAATCTGGCTGGATATCCACTTAGCTACCATTTGACCAAGCATGGCAAGTATGGAGTTTTTCAGGCTTTTCCAAGCGTCTCCGATGGATTTAGCATTATTAATGATATCGACAAAGAAGTTCTCAAGGCCGCCATACAGACCATTTAAAGCCTCTGCCATATAGCTTGCGGCGGTTCGGTGAGTCTCTTGCCACCATGAGTAGTACTCGTCCATCAACTCTTTATTGCCCTCAATCTTTTGGGCTTCCAGGGCTTGTTCTTCAGCAAGCAGTTCTTTGTATCGCTCGATCCGGCCTTCGTTGTACGCCTCATCTAACTGTTCTTCCCACTTGGTCCGCTCGTAGTGGAGATCGGCTATTTCCTGATTCATTTTTTCCTTGGCTGTTACAATTTCAGCATCAGCCTGCTTGGAGAAGTCGACCATACCCTGCTCATTAATCTCGAACTGGATACGGTTTTCCGTCCAAGCCTTCCGGAATTGCTCTTTCTGAGCGTCCGTTGACGCACTGTATTCAGCAGCCCAATCCCGGTATTTCCGCTGGATATTTTCGATCTCTTCAGCCGCATCCGTTTCAATATCATACTTCTCCTTATCAACACCTTTAAGACCAATGCCCCCAGCCTTCCGCTGGTACTCTTGGGCGCTATCCGCCGCCTGGTCCCAGATTTTTTTAGCGTCCTCCGCCTCTTGCTGGAGAATCTTCAGGCGCCTGGCCGAATAAACAGCGTTCACTCGTTCTATATCGCGCTGGTAATTTTCGTTTGCGTCCTTGGTTTCTTCCAGCGCAGTATATTGCTCTTCTTTCCAGATATCTAACTGCTCCAATTCGGTTTTGGTGGTCTGTACCCACTCCTGCCTGATGGATTCGCTCACCTGTTCGGCCTTTTTCTGCAGTTGTTCATAGGCTTTTTTAGTTTCTTCCGTGCCTCCTTTGAGTTGTGCCCCTGGATTTTTCAAGCCGGTAAATGTAGTGTTTAATTTTTTAACACTATCACCGATACCTGAAAATGCCTGTGTTGTGGTGGTGCCAATATCTTTAAGGGCACCTTTGGCACCATCCAGCCCTCGCTTCATTCCGTCTCCAGCTTTTTTGGTTTCCTCCCTAGTCTTTGTTAGGCTTTTATCTACACTTTTAAGCCACCCCTCAACTGGAGATTTAACCCCGAACACCTCAAAAAGTTTACTGATACCTGATAAAACTACTTTTATCGCAGAGAAAATCACTAATTTATAGCTGTTCCAATAGTATTTAATCGCGTTATACATGACAGCCCAAAGGCTCTTAAATAAGTCGCCAAGGGGCTTCCAGTTTTTCCAGATGAGCCATGCCAAGGCACCGACAGCCGCGCCGATTGCAAGGAGCGGAAGCATTGGCGCAATGGCGGCCCATGTTGCTATCGCGAAATTAATCATCGCGGGTACCGCAGCCATCATAATGGCCCCGCCAATTATAAAAATTGCCGCACTTAGACCGGGAGGAATAAGGTCTTTAAGCGCCTGTCCGATCCCAACATTTTCGACGTGTGCCGCAAACTGAGAGAGGAAGTCGCCTAAACCTTGTAATTTTTCCTTAATCCCAAGGCTTGCAATCAAGCCGTCTCCGGCATTTTTTAGTACCATCTTGGTATTGTCCATGATGGTTGACCAAAGGCCGGGGATCTCCTTGGATTGCTTTTCCATGCCGCCTGCAAAGTCCTTTTGCATTCCCATGATAATGGCATTAATGCCTTGGGTGGAACTCACTTCTCCGTCAGATACTTTATCCATTACATCCGCGATAGACATTCCCATACTGTCAGCTAGATACTGCCAAGCATTAACCCCGGCTTCAGCAAGCTGCAGCATTTCTTGGGATTGGATTTTACCCTTAGATTGCATTTGCGAGATCGCCAGCGTCATGCGGTCGATACCCTCTTGACCGCTACCTAACATTCCAGCCGCGTCACCAATGGCGGACATAATTGGGATTATATCCTCCGCCGCAAATTTGAAGGCCAAAAGCTTTTTTGCAGTATCCTGCAAGCCTTCAAATTCAAATGGGGTTTGCGCCGCGAATTGGGCAAGGTCGTCCAGAAAGTCCTTCGCCTTTTCCGCACTTCCGAGGAGGGTTTCAAACGCCACGGCGCTGGCTCTTAATTTTGCGGATGTCAGTACACTGGCAGCGCCAACCGCGCTAATCGCGGCCCCTATTGCTCCAATCAGACTGGCGGCTTTTCTGGAAAACGCCAGCGCTTCAGAGCCGAACGCCCGTTTAATCTGCCGTTGGGAGGCTTGTAACTCCTTACGAAGTCCAGAGGAGTTAGCACCTATTTTAACAATTAATTCAGCAATCGTCGCCATTAGCATTGCCTCCCTTCAGTTGGTCTGGGAACAACTCTTGTAAATAGGCCTTGTCAGCTTTTTTGTCTTGGCTCTTTTCTTTCTTCTTAACACGTAAAGGCCCAAGGAGCCGTTTAGGTGTCATGGTCTGTTTCAAACTCTTTCCCGATACGTTCATTAAAGCGCACGTAAAATAGGCAAGTGTGTCCTCTTGCCGCTCACGCCGCCAAATATAGCCGTCGAAGAGCTGAAAAAACTCTCCCGGCTGGAGTTGTTCAAATTCCCACGGTTTCAGGGCCAGAGGCCCGTAGGCAATAGGCTCCGCCCAATCCAGCCACTCAGCAAAAGAGAGGACGGTTTTTACTTCTCCGTCCTCTCCTCCGCGTTTTTTTCCTCATCCTCCAGGTCTTCATCCGGCGCTTGTTCGGCCTCTGCCTCCGCTATTGCTTTTTCCGCTTTTTTAGCAGCGGATTTTCCGTAAATACCAGAGGCTAAAATTGCTTTAATAAGCGGAATTTCAATGTCACTCAGCTTTCCACCAGCCTCCAGGTGGGCTTCAATTCTTTCAGCATAATCCTTGGGGTTGGGCGCATAATGTTGCTTCATGCCGATGGGAAGCGCCTTTAAGCAAAAATCTACCCCCGCGTCACCGCTAGCTACAAGCGAGTTAATGTTACGGCCTAAAGCTCTCTCCAATTCAGCTATCCGTATAATGTCGAACATGATGTATTGGTTTTCTCCAAACAAATTAAAAGGAATCGTCTTTTTCATAATCCATTACTCCTCTGCAATTTTTTATCTATGATAAATCCGGGGTGGGATTGGTTACCCGCATGGGAAAGCGTCCTTCCCCTCGGTCGCCCTTAGCGTAAATGCCGCCTCCCGGACTTATTTTCAAAATAATACCCCGGCGGGTATATCCTGCCGGGGTGTGTTTGTTAGGCTGTTAGCTCAATAACAATGGTGATAACTGCGCCATCTCCGGTGGTGATGCTTAGGGTCTGTGTTCCGACCGTTAGGCCGCCCAGGTAGGTTCCTTTGATGGTCAGAGTGCCGTTGGAATAGGTGTAGTTAGTCGTCACCGTCAACGCATTGGCACCGTTTTTAATGCCGGTAATAGTCGTTGTAGACGGAGCGATAGTAAACGCCTGGTCAGTAGCCGCCGCTTTGCTAACGGTTACAGAAAGCGGGGTAATACTCGGGATCAGATCAGACAGAGCACCATTGCCTTCCAGCGTTCCGGAGAGGGACGCCTCGCCGTCGTGCGGGGTCTCGATACTGAAATCAGTGATAGCCGCCCAACCGGTGCGATAACGTTTATCAGGGTACTCAAATTTGAGATGTACCTGTTTCCCGAGATTAAACGCGGTTTCTAACGCTTCAATGCCCAGGTCGTTAAGTAAAACCAGTCCGTCTAGGTCAATGCTCCAACCCCTCAAACCCGCTACAGCCGATTTCCAACCACCACTTGTCTTATGGCTTGTATCAATACTGTCTGCCGTTCGACCCAGCGAACTTCCACGCTGCCCACCAATAAGTGTCCACACCGGCACGGCTACCGTTCCAGTGTTGACGTATAATAGATAATCCTTACCTACTGTCGCATTAGATACGCTAGGGTTTTCAGGTAATGTTACACTCATAATTATTTACCTCCTAAATTTTGAATTTTTGCAATAAAAGTTATAACGCCATGATATCCTGCTGTTTCTTCTGGAAAAGCCTCGAAAAAATCAACATCCTGGCTCATTATGTTGAAATTTTCTGTCGATAAATCAATAGGCCAAGAGGTCAAGACCGCTGTCACATCATCGGCAATCTCGTTGACCTCTTTTTTACCCTCGTACTCTGACCAGATATGGATTTGCAGGGATATGTCGTGGATATCGGTGGTTTTATTCCCGGTTTGTTTGTCCGTAAACGCCCCAAGGGTGATGTACGGAAGGACTGCCTCCTCCGGCACATCGTCATATACCGGCGTAGTTTGTTTGGTAGACAGAATAGAAAAAACGCCCTTTTGTAGAGCGTTCATGGGGATTCTTCTAGTGATCAGGCTGCACCGCCTCCTTCACAGCTCGGATCAGGTTGGGCTTTTCTTCCTCGAATGCCGGGCGCATGAAAGGCTGTTCCTTGCGTTTTGGGATTTGAACCTTACGAGCGAATTCGTTTAAACCTGCTGCTTCGGCTCCCGGTGGTCCTATGTTAAGAGCCTTAGCTTTCACCGGTTTAACCGTCGTCGCTTTCGCCCCAAATTCCACTAAATGGGCGTAAGGCACTCCACCGCCACGCCCACCGTTATAGCTTCCAGCTTTTACATAGCCGGTTACACTTTTCCGGTGAAACCTTGCTGAAATAGATTTTTTCAAAGCGCCAGTTCTTACCGGAACCCTCGCTTTGGCACCTTCTTTGATGTTCTTAGTTGCTTGTTCGACCGCGTTTTCAATTCTCGTAGCGGCTTTGCCATCATAGGCGCCGATCTGCCTAATGGCTTCACTAAGTTCCGGAACATCGAAGTATATCCTAAAATCTCTTGTACCTTTGCTCATCTGACCACTTCCCTACAAACTAAAACCTTTGTTTGGTCGTACGCATCATCATAGACGTGTTCAACAGAAAAGGTTTTGTTGCCCCATATGCCCCTCCAACCCTTACGAACATCAGGAACACCGGGACGATTTTGGATTTTAATTTCATACGTCATTTCACTAACAACCGCCCCGGCCTCTGTGTCAGTAGACACCCTAGGCGCTCTTAGGTAAGCTCCAACAGTTGCAACCGTTTGTAAGTCAGATTTAGACCCGCCCTGGCCATCCGGAATCTTAACAGGTTGTTGCAAAATAACCCTGTCCCGGTAAGTCCGGCCAAGCACCTTCATGGTTTCAGCTTTGGTTTTCAACATAATCCTTCACCGCGCTTTCGAGCTGGAGCCGCTGAATCTCTTTTGAAAAGTTTTCCTCGAAATATTCCAAGGCGTTATTGTAATCATAGCGGCAATACTCAAGGAGTAGATCATGGGGTAACCCATCACTTTCAAAGTTAAGGGTTACCCCAGTTAGGCCGTTAAGACGGGCTTGACCTCTGGCAATGATCCTCCCAAGATCGGTGTCTTGAGAAGTGTCATCACTTGATATACCCAATTTAGATTTAAGCTCA